ATTGGTGAATACTGGCCGTTGACCTTTAGGGAATCGGCAATCGAGGCAACGTCGCCCACCCGAGGGTTTGACGGATGAGCCTTGATGGAGTCAATGGCAACCTTTTCAGCACGAACGTTGATAGTCATAGTGTCTAAAGGCTACTACGGCTTTACGCCGCTAAAGCCTCTTCGATGCGTTGGGCGCAGGCAACTGCTTCGGCCTCGTTGGTATAGATGGCGAGTTTTACGCCCATCTGATTACCCAAACCGACAACAATCCACTCTTTCGGGCTAAACGGAAGAACTTGGATGGAAGTGCGAGTGTCTCGCATAATCGCCCCCTATGTTGAGTTGCTACCCGAAATATAGAACACGATTTTTGTTACTAGCGCTCTACTAGTATTTCAGCACGATGACTTATCCCGTCATACAACTTGAAGAGCGACACTACATAGCGGCGGAAGAAGCGGCGAGCCGATTGCCTGTTTACAAGGGGAGCCACCGAGGGTTTGAGGCAAACGTAATTGGTTGTCTTGGTGAGATTGTTTTTACCGAGTTTCTCGTTTCCAATGGTGTTGGATACACGGGTGACTACGCAACCACTCACGACCTAACTATCGTTCGCTCTGGCCGTTTGGACATCAAGACAAAAGACCGGACTGTTCCACCTAGGGGTGATTATGAGGCATCCGTTCCTCTTTATAACCACGAGCATCAAGACGTTGCCTATTGGGGCTTTGTAAGCCTTCATCGCAATAGGAACTTGAGCTCACGATTTGTTGAGTCGTTTCACCACGCCTATCTTGTGGGCGTAGCAAATCGTTCAATCCTTGACCGACACGGAAAGATTTGGCGAGCAGGTCAGGTTGACCCTAGCAACGGAACAAAGTTTTGGACAGATTGCATCAACCTATCGCTCAACGCACTCAAACCAATGCTTGATGCTACGACTATTTGGCGAGAGCGCCAAGTTTAGTTCTGGGGCAAGGACTCGAACCCTGAATAACTGGACCAGAACCCGACTTTCATCAAAACTTGGATGCCCGACATCGTATTCCATTATTTCACCAGCGTCACGTCATTGAGCATTGGCGAATCATTGGTAATGCGGTTGTAGGCGATTTCAGCGTATTCAGGGTTGAGTTCCGTGCCGACAAAGTTGCGCCCGTGGCGCATAGCGACAACTGCCACCGTTCCGCTTCCGGTGAAAGGGTCGAGCACCGTGTCTCCCTCGGCGCTTCCGGCCAAGACACAAGGCTCGACCAGCGCTTCGGGCATTACAGCGAAGTGTGCCCCACGAAACGGCTTTGTGTTGATAGTCCATACATCTCGCTTGTTCCTCTTGCCATCGGCAATTTTGTATTCGGGTGGGCGAGCATTGACTCCCGGTTGGGCGGCTCGTTCCTCACTACCTTTGGCATACTTCGTTCCCGCAGGGATAACACCATCTTCCTTGATGGCAACGTGGTCGTAGTAGTACCGAGGTGACTTGGTGAGCAGGAATAGATACTCGTGGCTTTTGGTTGGGCGGTCGGTGACGCTCTCTGGCATTGGGTTGGGCTTTGCCCAGATAATGTCTGAGCGCAGATACCAGCCGTCAGCCTGAAGTGCTAACGCCACACGCCACGGGATACCGATTAGGTCTTTCTTTTTTAGCCCTGCGCTGGAAGCCCACGACAAGTTTTTTCGTGCTTTGCCACTCTCTGCCCGGTCTGCCGCAAGCCAGCCCTCATTTGCGGTATCAGCGCCGCTCTGGAACGCTTGCGTTCCACGCTCCCTGACATAACTGTCGGCAACATAACTATCGCCCAAGTTCAGCCAGACCGTTCCATCGTCGGCCAGCACTCGCCAGACCTCACGGAATAACGCCACCATTTCAGCGACGTAGGCATCGGGGGTTTCTTCCAAACCTATTTGGGAGTCAATTCGCTTCGCCCCGCATTGAGGACATTCTTTGACCGCTTCATCGCCAAACGAACCTGTATTGCTCGCTTGCTTTCCCGTCAGACCGCCCCGTGTGGCTCTACCAACCCTGTGTTCGCACTCTGGGTCGCCACCTTCCCACGATGCCGTTCCGTAGTCACGAAGCCCGAAATAGGGCGGTGACGTGACACAGGTGCGAGCCGAGCCTGCTGGTAATTCTGCTAGACGCTGGCGAGCGTCGCCAATGTAGATGTGTGCGGTTGCCATTAGAGACACACTACTGCGATTAGGTGTCCAAAGTCGAGCATTTCACTACGCTCTGGGGCTAGGACTCGAACCTAGAACGAGAGTTCCAAAGACTCTTGTGTTGCCATTACACCACCCCAGAGTGTGTTACTTGCCTAGCCCCTTGTTGGTGAGCGAGACAAGCAAATCTCCGACCATAGAGTTCTCTTGCTCTTCGTCATCGAGAACGCCATCGGTCGCTTGATTCACCACGACACGCTTTGCGTTGATGAGCGCGGCGATGTCTTCGTCAATCGTATCCTTTGTGACCATCAACCAACCAGTCACGGAGTCTTTTTGCCCGATTCGGTGGCAACGGTCAACTGCTTGGTCCATATCAGCAGGAGTCCAACCTTGTTCGAGGAAGAGTACGTCACTTGCGGCGGTCAAGGTAAGACCGACACCGGCGGCCTTGATTTGGCAAGCGATGACTTTCTGCTCATCGGAGTTTTGGAAACTGTCAACGGCGGCTTGGCGCTTCTCCATTGAGACACCGCCCTGAATCTTGCACCCGTTGGCAAACTCGTTGGCAACCATATTCACCACTTCGGTATGCCACCCGAAGACAACCAACTTCTTATCGTTCTCTAGGAAGTCGCCCACCCACTCTTTTGCCGCGCTCAACTTGGCTTTGGCGGCCAACTGCTTGAGGGTGGCGATAGCCACAAGGTGTTCCGCCGAGCGAGCGCGTAGGGCTTTCTGCCACGCTTCGTTCTGTGCCTCTTCGGTATCAGCACCACTCTCCAAGGCAATCTTCATAGCGAGCTCGGTGAGGTATTTGATGATGTCGGCTTCGGCTTTCTTGTATTCTTTCATCACCTTGGCATCGCCCTCGACCACAACTTCCGACCACATCTTCGGCGGGAGTTCGGTGAGAACCTCTGCTTTACGGCGACGAACGTAGCAAGAGGCACGGAGTTTGCGATTCAGCATCGCCAACGCACGGCTCGATGAGTGACCATATTGCGAACGGAACTTGCTCGCACCGCCAAAGTCTTCGAGGCGAGCGATGACTCGGAGTTGCGTCATTAGTTCGAGTGGCATATTCACCACGGGCGTTCCCGAGAGGCAGACACGAGTTCCGTTGTTGGGAATCTTGTCGGCTAGGCGAATGGCCGCCTTGCTTCGCTGTGCCGTTCCACTCTTGATGTAGTGGCTCTCGTCGAGAACGATGCCCTTAAGTGGTGGGAACTTCTCGACCCAATAGGAGAGGATGTCGTAGTTGATGACGTAGATATCTGGTGAGTCGGCAAGACCGGCATCTATATCGCCACTCGTGCCTTTCACCACTTGTACCTTTACGCCCTTTATCCACTTCTTCGCTTCACGTTCCCAGTTGAGTTTGAGCGAGGCGGGGCAAATAATTACGGCGGGGAACGCTTCGGTTGCTTTGAGCATCGCAAGACCTTGGAGTGTCTTACCCAATCCCATCTCGTCGCCAATCAGCACACCGCCGCCAGTTTCGTTGTCGTGAACTCGAACCCACTTGTCTTCTTGGTATTCGTAGCCCAAGGCTCGCATACCGTAGGCAACACCGGCACGTTGGAACGGCATTAGGGCAAGACCATCGCCACCGAATCCGGGAACCGTGATTTCAGCATCCTTGGCCGAACTTGCGTCAATGATGTCTTGTACCGAGTCTGCTTCCGAGATAAGGTCGGCCGCATCCTGCGAGAGTTTGGCGTTGTGTTCTTTTTGAAACCGAAGAACCTCGGCTACGCACTCAATAGGAACGAGCCACATACGGAGCTCGGGCGACCACGTTGCCCCCGGCATTTGACGTACTTGTTCTAGGAGGTTGGCATCGTAGCCAAAGGTGATTGCGAACGAGTGGTTGTGAACGAGAATCTTGGGGATGATTCGTACATCTTGGTCGGGTAAGGCTTTGACCTCATCCGCCACGAAGAACTTGTTATCAGCAGCGAACGCCCGAACGACGCTTACCGATTCGGTCGGTACACGCCACGTCGAGGTTTCCTTATCGAAACGGCGACCGGGGATTGTACGGATGGCCTCCACGAGCCGAGCGTTGTAGTCAAAACTAATCGCTATTTCACCACGGCTAAGAGTGATGTTGCCGTTGTAGTCATCGAATAACGCCTTGGGAACCGTGTCGAGAAACTTCTGCGCTCGTTCGCTAACGGAAACGTCGTTCTGCTCGGCCCACGTCATTACCTTGCCGTAGCGACTCTGGTTTACGACCCACGCCCTCGCATCACGATTCCAATAGGCGGCCAATGGACCCTTGGGGTTTGCTGTATCACCATATGGCAATACGACAACCACACGCCCGTCACGAAAGTCAACGGCTCGCAATCCGCTTAGTCGGCTTGGTGCTTTCTCGCCAATGGGTCGCTCAATGTCGGCATACGAAATTCCAACTTGGGCGAGTTGCTTTGCGTACTTGGCGAGCATCTCGTAGGCTTGGATTTCACCATCCTTGCCCCACGCCTCGAACGGAGTTGCGGCGAGTTGCTTGCCAAACTTTGCGTCAGTTCCGTTGAACCCTTGCCCATCTTGGGATGCCGCACCGTCACAGCGTTGTGCTAGTGCGACAACTGCTTGGTGTAAGAGCGAGGACATAATCCGTTTATCTTACTAGGGTTTAGTGGTGATAGCAAGAACCGACTAGGTAACTTGCTACAACTAACGGCGCGCTTATGGCTTTACTTCGAGTCTCGGTTGTGGTGCTTGTAGAGTGCTTGGTCGGTAGTGCCAGCCCACTCCGCAATCTTGCGCCACGTCACACCCTTTTCACGAAGACGAGTCACCGTTTGGCGACGTTCCTTGCCGAGCTCGACCACTTTCTTTTCGTGTTCACGCATCTGTGAGCAAGTGTCCTTGATGTGCTGAAGCAGTGATGCGACTTCAGGGGTGTCGTTAGCATCTGCTTGAGTTCGTGGGCTGAGTGGTTCAAGTACCATTGGATTTTCCTTTTACGAGTGTGGGATTTAGTGTAGTGAGGTTCGTTCCTCAGTGTGTGGTGGTTATCGCGCTTTCCCGCACCTGATAAACCGATACACCGCAGTTTATCAAGGACTGTTTAGTTGTGCGACTCTGCCTCAACCGGGATGACAGTCAATTCTAAGGCATCTTTTCCAAACTGCGGAGTTAGGAACGTCAACTTGACAACAATCTTGGCGTTGTCGTCAATCAGCACACCAGCATCAACGAGTCCGTCAATAGCGGCCTTGACCAATGGGAAGCAAGCGCCTACATCTTGGCGATACTTGGCGTTGAGAACGTGAGGCGTTGCGACTACCTCAATCACCTCAAGGCGAGGCATCATCGCTTCCTGTGCGAGTTCGCAGAACGCCGCGCGCCACTCCTTGACAATCTTGGCTCGCTTCATATGGTGCACAGTTCGCTCTTTGTTGAGCGTGAAGTCGGGGCGATATGGATACTCCAGTGTCCACGTCATAGCGATACGACCTTTATCGGCGGTCGGGCGTTAGTCGTGTGCTGAATAGTTGCGTTGACAACGATTTCCAATCGCCTTTTAGGGTCAATCTCAACTTTCTCAAGTGCGTAGAGTGCGCCGAACGCAGTTTCCGCTCCAGCCCCGGTTGCGCCGTAGTTTTCTTTTGATTTCAGCAGCGAGAAGTCTTCCCCAATTTCGTAGACCCCGGTGTGGTCGGCAACAAGAACTGACCAGTCGCTTTGCGGAAAACCCGAGTCGGTTGCTTTGGAAAGGAGATAGTCACGGACGGCGTGTGGTTCTCCGACGTTGGCATAGCGAAGAATATCCATAATCCGAAATGACCCAGCAACACCAATAAGCGAGGAACTCGTGACCCAAACTTTCGGCTCTGCTGAAATAATGACCGTTGAGCCGTCAAATGCCCCGCTATCGCCAGCCATCCAAACTTGGGTTTTGTCTTTCCACGCAGCAATAGTTGTCACGAGACAAGGCTACTAGGGGGTTTAGTTATTGGTTGGCTTGGTTTCTTTTGACGCTTGCGTAGATATTGTTTGCCGTGCGAGCGCGTTGCTCGTTGTCTTTGACACGGGCATCTAACTCATCAGCACGGCTTCCGCCGTTGGCTCGTTCCAAGTCTCTAGCCCGCCCGAACTGTTTGGCGGCTTCGGTATGTTCTTCGACGGCCTGTGGCCAACGACCATTGCGAAACCGATACTTCCCTATCTTCTCTGCTTTTTCAGCACTTCGCACGATTGGGTCAACGCCATTTGAGTATTGGTTCCCGTGAAAGAGATGACCGATAAAGTCGCCCTTTGTAAAGGGATACAAAAGTGCCTCGGTGGAGAAATCGGTCATACACAAAGATTACCCTGCGTTTTTTATGTGTTCTTTCGCTGCTAGTTCTGCTTGTGCTTAGTCTTGCTTGTTGGGTTAGAGCATCGGAGCGTTAAAGGGCAGTTTGGGTCAAAACGGAAGTTTTGTGGTGCTACTTGCTTCTAAAGCCCTTGACCTCTAAAAAGTTGCCGTTGTGCGGGATTTCACCAACCTCAAACCCCATCTTTATCAAAGCATCCCTGTAAGTTTTCATCACGCCCTTGAAGTCAGAGTGGGAGATGGGTTCCCCGTTGCGCCATACTCTAAGGTCAGTTGTCACGCCCTTTTTACGCACCGCATCAGAATTGACCCTGACATAGAACTGACGCAACGGACTTCTGTAAACACTAAAACCGTGTGACCAGTCAGAGGTGATTCTCCCACCCCCTTCTTCAGACTTTACGAAACCAGCCTTTTTTAGGGCGTTGGTGATGTTTATTGCTTTCAGGGTGCGCTTGTCTGACGAAACGCCAGCAACGCTTTCGTACTGATTACCGTGAAACTCGTGTCCTTTGACATCACCCTTTGCGACGGGGTAGCGAGAGAGTGACTTGAGTAGTTCGTCGGTGTGGAAGCCGGACATAGTTTTGCATTCCTTTCGGGTCTGCGTAAATGCTATAACTAGATTTCTAAATGTTTATTCACCACGCACCGGGGTCTGCGACGTGCGCCTTTGCGACCTTTTCCGCTTGACTTTCCGTGAAACAACGGGGTGATGACCAACCGCACGAGCAATACGGCTCATACAAAGTGGTGTTCAGCATTGCCGATTTGTAAGCCTCGACTTTTGCCTCGTGTTCTGACGGGGCTTTTTCAGCAACCGCTTTCTTGGGTCGTGCCACTAGAACGAACGCTTAAATAGTTGCCAACGGCGATTGCCGTTTTCATCGCAGACAATAATCCACTGGTCATAACACATCTTGGCAATACCATCGGGGCTTTTCTTTGTGTAGTCGTGGCACTCCCAAATAGTTCCGATTGGCAACGTTTCAGCATCGGGTCGCTCGCAGTTGTGCGGCGTGTAGATGATTACTCCAGACGGGCGTTCGTAGTCGGGGGCGTATGGCTTTGGATACTTGTTCCCATCAAATGGGTGACGTGATTCTTTCTTTGCGATGGTGTATGGCTTTTCTTTTGCCTGCTCGCTGGGCTTCGTCACTTCCCAGATGCGATGACCGTTTTTCTTGTTCCAATCATCAAATCGCGCTTGCTTTTCAGCAGTCGTTTCGTTCTTGGGGAACTTTTCGTTAGTCCACTTGTTAACGTTTTCGTCGCTCATACGCACCTCCGTATTCGTTTGGTGAGATGATACTAACACCTAGTTGAGTGTCGCGCTAGGCAACTTTCATCAAGATTTGCAAGTTAGTTGGCGAAACCATATAGATATCGGGAACGTCAAAGTAGACCCCGGCGAATCGCATCGCTTCGTGGGCAAGTGCTGAACAAATCCACGTTCCGCCACGACGAAACTCGGCAAACCAAATTGGCGAGATGATGTCAATGCCGATACAGATGTCGGACATTAGACCATACGGGTCGCCAATTTGCTTTTCAGCAAACCACGCCGCTTTCTCTAGGTCGCCCCCGAGCTCGGTGATGTCGTACATCGAGATAATGCTTGAGGTGACGATAAGGCTTGCCAACGTCGAGAGAACAACGCCTTTCATCGTGGCTTGGACAATCATCACTTCGTCGTAGGTCGCACCCTCGGTAACAACGGTAAAGCAGTGATTGTATTTTCCGTCTTTCCAACGCAACTTCTCGCCAACTCGGATGAGTGCGCCCATCGTTCCATCGGTGCGAGCGAACCCGGTCATCCCGCGCTTGATTTCAGCAGGGGCAAGGTTGGTGGTGCAGGGGATGTCTGCGTTCTTCATTAGTTGCCCGAGGCGTGTTGGTTGCCGTAGAACGGGTGTCCGTCTTGCGCGCCGACCTTGCCACCAGTCGTTGTTGGAACCGATACGCCAGCCATACGCTCACGGTCTTGGCGGCTTGGGGAAACTTGGAATCGGTCGTTGAGGTCATCGTTGATTTGCTTGAGGTTGGCCTGCGCATCAGCAAGTTTGCCAGCCGAGCGAGCCGCTTCCTTTTCGTGGAAAGCGACGAGTGCCTTGCTCGCAAAACCGCCACCCTTAGCGGCATCGTTCGCCTTGCTTTGGTGGTCAGTGACATTCTTGGCGTGGCGGTCAACTTCATCTCGCGCACTACTTTGCATATCTTTGAGTTCGCTCTTCGAGGCGAGGCGGTCGTGGTATCCCAATCCTCGGCCCACGTCGCTATTGACCGTAATGGCGTTGGGGTGCTTCTTCGCATCCTTGTCGGCTTCACGATTGTATTTTTCACGGTCATCATCATCCGTTGATGCGGCAATAGCGGCGGCCCCGCCCTTTACGATACGAGCAAAGATGCCTTGGCCTCTTAGGAGTGTGGTGGAGTCAAACGGGTTCGTCATACCCGAAATAATAGACCCTATTCCCAAGAATGTTTAGTTAGCCCTAGTTCGTGGGCTTTGGTGGGATTGTCCTCAATCCACGAGTTGTGGTGATTACAAACAAGGATGATGCCCGACATATCCAAAAGGTTTTCGTCGGTTCGCCCGGCTCTAGCCCGTGACTTGATTTCGTGACCATTGATATCACCAAAGCAGGGCGTACCAATTATGTCTCGCACCGTACACTTCCACGTTTCTCGTGGCCCGAAGTGGGCGAGCATCGCTTCTTTGCGCTTGACGTTGACCGCCTTGCGTTTGTCGCTCATTGGTTTGAGCGTTGCCCGCTTTATCGGCTGTGGTGATTTGGGCGAGCTCGACCGAAGTGCGTTTTTCGCACGTTGCTTCTCAAAACGTTTATCGTTCTTCGCCCTCTGCTCTAAAGCCCGACAAGCCTTACAACGAGGTAAGAACTTGTCGGGCTTATCACGGCGAGGTATGAACTCGCTTAGAGGCAGAATCTCACGGCACGAGGCGCACCGCTTGACATCCACTAGAGGTTGTTGTTGTCTACGCCGATTTGGTTTGTTGCGGCGTTCGCAGCGTTCTCATATGCCGTGAGGTCGGTTTGGAACGTTGAGAGTGGCGTGGTTTGGTTGATAACACCAATGCCGTCCTGTGAAAGCGTTTGGAGACTTTGTGCGAAAACCTGCAAGTCGGAGTTCAGCACAGGGTCGGGTGAGTCGGCGTTTGCGGAAATCTGCGAGGCATCCTGCGACAACGTTCCGAAGTCGGTCGTTGCCCCTGCTTGGTCGCCGTTGTCTAGTGCCGCCGTAGTAGCGGTGTAGTCGGCCTCCGCCTGCTGAATAACTGGCATAATCGTTGTCTTCCACGTCGCATACTGCTGGGCCGTAGAAGGGCCAGAGTTTCCGGTAGTTCCAGTGCCTCCTCCAGCGTTGCTGCTTTTGTTGCTGTTGCCACTATTCGCACCGATGATTGCCAAGACAATCACCACTGCGGCAATAATGATGCCGGTCTTTGTGTTTTTGCTCAATGCGTTCCAGCCGTTCGGCTTGGTGTTTGTCACTTCTGACATTTGGTTCTCCTTTAGTTGGATAGTTCTTTTGACCCTACCATAGTTGAGTATGGAAGCGCAACAACTCCGTTGCCAACTACAAAGTTTTTGCTTCGTATGATTTCAGCATCGTGTTCTTTCCTAAACTTTTCGTATGCTTTGACGAACGTGGCGCGCTCTACGCCTATGGCATCACTAAAACACAGCGTTGAGTAGCCAACAACCTTGACCGCCTTTGCGATAAGTGGGTCTGACCACTTACCGCCTTTGGCGTAAAACTCTCGGCCATAACGCTCAAGTGCGTCCGTGACCTCAAGCCACGCTTCGGTCACATCAGGCGCAGTCACTTTGGCGATTTCAGCACAACGCTTGCGTAGACCAGCGATAGTCGGATACTTCTCTTCTTCAAGAATCCAATCTTCGGCGGCTCGAAGAACGAGCTCGGCATCAAGGTCGCCCAACATAGCAAGATACATCTCAATCGTGTGTTCGGTGGCCGCCCAAGCGGGGAACGCCGCCACAAGTCCAGCGCAAATCACTGCCATATCGGCACGTTGCATTAGTAACCCCCACGATTTAGGAACGCTTGGATTGCGTTCATACCCTTGCTCTGTTTGCTCGGCACGTTTTCCTCGGATTCGGCAATGGCTTCACCATTGGGTAAGTAATCTTTCCAGCGTTCGCCGGGACCCCAAAATGTTGCGGCGTGGAGAGTGTAGTTACTGTCCTGCCCTTGCCGCAACCTAGCGTAGTTAGTCGTTGCTATTTTGATTTCCGAGAGGGGGATGCCCGAACGGAGTAGTGCTACCAACTTCGTGTATGCCTTTGCCTTGCCAACCCGTCTTGGGTAGAGAGCCCAAAGTTCCTCGAACTCGTTTTCGTATGGCTTGGGTTTTGGAGTTGAGTCGCTCAATCCCGAAGGGTTGAGCAAAGAACTACTTTCAGTACTTGTTCTATTCAGTTCTTGTTCTAAATCAGTTCTTATTATGTAGTCGGTTTTACCGTTTCCGGTATCGCCGCTTCCGGTATCGCCGCTTCCGGTAAACCCGTCTGCGGGTTCATCAGGGATTATGTCACTTGGTATGTCATAAACGATGCGAGTGACCTGCTCAAATGAACCTGTTTCAGCATCACGACCTTGCACAGTCTTGATGTAGCCAAATGACTCCAACTCGGCAAGGATTTTCAGCATCTTTTCTTTCTTGGCGTTTGGGCTTTCTTTGACGAGATGCTTTGTGTTGACTACCCAGTTGTCGGGCTTTGACAACAAATACACGAGCAAACCTCGTGCTTCCCACGAGAGGCGAGAGTCCTCAATCGTGGCATTACGAAGAATCGTAAAGTTCGCTCGTATAGGTGATGGGTTGCGATGGATTGGCACAAAAGCCCCTTTCGTGCGTGGTCTTGTTTCTTGGGAACACGACACTACCCTGCCGAGATAATCAGCGCACGGCCAAACTGTGCGTATACGCCAAAATCCCCCCGAAGTAGTAAATACTCCGAGGGGATTGGTCAAACGCCGCAGAGAGGCGTATAGGGGCTTATGCGCCTACTCTGGGACGACTTCTTCGGGAACCGAGGTTGCCTGTGCCACATCCTTGAGCAACGACTCGACTTCTTCGTAGCGTGAGGCCGGCAGGTTGGCGACTTTGGGCAATCCCTGTTCGGCCCACAGACCGACAAGAACGGCGCGCTGTGCGGCGGTGAGTTGACGAATCTTCCCGTCAATCACGTCACGCTGGGTCGAGGTGATAGTGGGGTCGCCCGACTTGAGCCACGTCAAGAACTGCTCCGCGCCCTCAATGCCCTTGTTCGGTGCGAACACCTTGTCTGCGAGCGACTCGCAACGGGTCTTGCCGATAATGGTTCGGTGTTCCGTATCCATCTCAACAACGAGGGTGAACTCATACTCAATGCCGTCACGCTGCTGTGGGGCAAGACCGACTTTCTTTGGTGCTGTGCGACCCGTTCGCTCATCACGCTCAAGGGTCCACTCGGTCTTGGAACGCATCGTGGCGATGATGTGTCCGTTGAAGTTTAGAATCGCATCAACCATCTGTTGCTGAATTGGCGTAGCGACTTTCCAACCTGCGAACGAGTTGCCTTTAGCGGCGGCCCCGGCTTGGTCAACGAGCTCGAGCAATCCGCCCTGTCCGTTGTAGAAGTGAGTGAGTGAGTCAATCACCACACACGCATAGCCCTCGGCTTCGGCGGCCTTGAGTGCCTCAATCAAACGATTGGGGTGGTAGGGGGCCGACATCGTGAGCGAGTCAAACTCAAATCGGTCGGCGTACAACTTTGCTGAATCACGCTCGGTGTCAATCACGGCAATCTTGCCGCCCTCAGCGAGAGTGGTTGCCCACATCAACGCTGAATATGTCTTACCCGAACCTGATGGTCCGGTCACGGCGATACGCGCCTTTGCTTCGGCTTTTACAGCCTTGGTAAATAATGAACTCATTTGGTTCACCTTTCTTTTCTACTCAACTATTACAACGAGTGGAGTCATCTTAGCACTAACTAGAGGATAGTCAAGTAATACTTATCCCCTTTATTTCCAAAGGATTCTTGCTATGTCA